CTGGTAAAAATTATGTTGAAGTACATTTTATTGGAGCGTCGTACTACTTAAAACAAACTTCACAAGCAACTTACAAAGAAAAAACAGCATCTGAAATTGTAATTGCAATAGCAAAGCGTAACAATTTTGCGTATAAAGTTGCTCCCCATCCTAGAGTTTACCCTCAGATCTCCCAAGCTGGGCTAACTGATATGGAAATGATTAACAAATTAGCAAAGCAATGTGGCTATTCTGCAAGATTTAAAAACGCTGAAATCTATTTTCAACCTATGCTTAAACTGTATGACGAAGGCAGAAAGAACGCGCAAACTCTTGTTTTAAGAGATTCAAGCGACCCTCAAGGAAGTACTTTGTACTCTTTTGACCCTTTAATTGGAGAAAGCCTAGAGCACGACGGGGAATACAAATCTGCAACAGCCATCTCTGGAGTAGACGCATTTACTGGAAAACTTATTCAAGTAACAAACCAAACAAGACCTAAAACAACAAGAATCAAGTCTGAACCTGAGTTCTTTGATCGTTTTTCTACAATAACTGTGGCAAACGATTACGCTGTTGCTAAAAGCGAATCTAAATCTGCTGATGAACGTAATAGTTTTCCTTACAGAGCAACTGCGGAAGCGCTTGGAGATCCAGGGCTTCACCCTGACGCAGCGGTATATGTTGACGGGGTTGGCAGTGATTACTCTGGGTTTTGGATTATTTTAGAAGCCCACCACAAACTAACTTCTACGGGGTATACCCAATTTGTTTACACCACAACTTTAACTTTAGGAACTGATTCTTTAGGGGCGTCAGTCTCAGGGGATAAAGTTCCAAACTCAAGGCCAAAGCGAACAATTATTCCTAATGTTCGTCAAACAAATGTAAAACCAAAAACTAATTTAAAAAAAGGATCAATTGCTAAGAGTAAAAACGCTCAAGTAGGTTTTGGTAATATTAAAAATAGAACTAAACCGTTGACAGCAAATCAAGTAATTATTGCTAAAAAATGGGTTAGCCCATCAGGTAACCTAGGAAAAGTAACTGTTAAAAAAACTAGACCGCAAATTGTAGTTAATAAGCTAAGGAGTCAGGGTGTCCTCTGATACTAAGTTTTATGGAGTTTACAGAGCTATTGTGGCTGACGCAGCTGACCCAGAAAAACTGGGAAGAGTTAGCCTTATAGTCCCGCAAGTTTTAGGTCAATCTGTTACTAATTGGGCGTGGCCAATTGGCGGAGCTATTTCACAAAACAAATACCCCTACGGAACTTTTTTAACCACTTCCGATCAAAACGTGGGCACTAGCGCTACCAAAGTGACTGGGTGGGCGAAAGAAACCTCAAACAAAATAAACTTAGAAAACAACAAATTCTATGTAGAAGAAGAGGGAGATTATTTAATTAATTTGTCTGCTGTTGTTAAAAAAGACACTTTAGGATTTAGTAACCTATCTATTTGGCTAAAGAAAAATGAGACAAACGTACCTAATAGCGCTATGTCTCTTACTTCTCTTGGGCTACACAGCGCTCATACCGTGACTTCGTATGCCCACGTCGCTCCAAATGGCGGAGGAACCGTTACTGGAAATCACTCAGATATGACAGTCGTTCATAGCGGAACTGCACCTAGTCAAAATATCAGCTATTCATTTATTTTAAATTTGCTAGCAGAAGAGTACTTAGAGTTTTTTGCCTTAGCAGACGCCTCGGGATCTTATTTAAATTACTCTGCCGCTGGGTCTGCTGCCGCTACACCAGGTGCGGTTGCTACAATCAGTTTAGTAGGAAAGTACCTGCCTCAGCCAAACGCGGCTGTGTGGGCAATGTTTGAGGGCGGGGATCCCAATTTCCCTCTTTGGATTGGAGCATCGTAATGAGTTCAGTAATTTCACTGCCTTTTTCTTTTAGCGTATCTGGTGGGGTTAATACAACAACCCTGCTTTCCAAGACATGGTCTGATCGTGTCATTGGTGTAATTTTTACTGAGCCAAGTGAACGGTCTATGCGACCTAACTATGGAAGCCTTGCTAAAGGATGCGTGTTTGAACCAGAAGGTGTGGTTGGTGAGTTTTTAAATAGAGCTATAACGTCTGCGTTTAACCAATACTTACCCGAACTATCTCTTTTATCTATAAAGGTGACGAAGGAAGAAGCCGAGTTAGGTGACGAAGGTTTTGTTATTTATGTAGACTATATGTTGCCTAATAAACAAACAGACAGCTTAACAGCAAAAATTGGCACGTTTACACGTGCTGGCGAACTTATTCAGGGAGGTTAACGATGGCTAACTTTATACCGCAAGTTGACTACACCTCTCGTGACTACGCCTCTATTCGTGAAGATCTTATAAATTTAATTCCTCTTTACGCACCTAACTGGACTAGCCGTGACTCGGCAGACTTTGGCATTATTTTGCTTGAAATGTTCTCTTACATGGGAGACCTTTTAAATTACTATATTGATAGGGCTGCTAATGAGTCGTTTCTTACTACCGCTAGCCAAAGAGAAAGCGTTTTACGCATTGCCGACATTCTTGGCTATACACCTACCGACAGCGTTCCGGCTACCGCAACTTTAACGTTTTCTAACCCAACTACAAGTGCAATTGTTGTACCAGCTAAAACACAGGTTGGAAGTACTACGGTTGTAAATGGCGTAAACACTCAAATTATTTTTGAAACAGACGCAGCAATTACGGTGGCTGCGGCAGTAGGCGCTGTTATTGGTCAAACTAGCGTACTGGCAACAGAAGGCGTGTCCTATATTGACGAAGACGCGGGCGCTTCAGACGGTACCTCCGATCAACAGTTTATTCTTTTAAACACCTCTGTAATTAGCGACAGCATTAGCGTTACGGTAAACGACACCGTGTATAACGCTGTTCCTTACATTATTGATGCTGCTGGTATCGACCCTGTTTTTTACAGCAAAACTGATGCAGAAGAAACTACATCTATTATTTTTGGTGACGGCGTAGGTGGACGAATTCCGCCAGCAAACTCTCAAATTCTTGTTACTTACCGAGTAGGTGGTGGAACTATTGGTAACGTAAACGCGAACACTTTAACAAACATTCTTACTAACTACACTCCTGGTCTAACAGTTAACAACACAAACTCAGCGGGTGGAGGAGCAGACACTGAATCTACAGACTCTATTCGAGTAAACGCCCCTTCAAGTATTAGGTCAGTAAACAGAGCAGTTTCATTACGTGACTATAGTGATCTTGCTGTTCAGGTAGCTGGTGTTGCAAAAGCAATTGCAACCTCTGAGGTTTATACAAACATTAACTTGTACATTGCGCCGTTTGGAGATCCGGGTGTAGATGGCAATGGAGATTTAACCCCTGTGTTTAACCAGTTAAGCAACAAAATTGGACAGTTTTTTATTGATAAAACACCGCCAAATGTTAGTTTAACTTTGTTCCCTCCAACTTTTAAAGAAATTAATATAACGGCAACAATTCAAGCCCTTCCTCAGTACAAGCAAAGCGTTGTTCAACGAAGTGTTGAAACAACTATTGCTGAAATTTTGGCTTTTGATAACGTTAACTTTGCGGATCGAATTTCGTTGCACTACATCATTGGAGCATTATCCAATACTTCTGGAGTTTCATACTCAAATGTAACTCTTTTGGCAAGAGAAGATGCAGCGCAATCAGGTACCGCAGACGCAGTATTTTTAATAAATGAACTTCCAAAAGCTGGGGTTATAACCATAACCGTCGCTGGTGGAATTGTAGATTAGGAGAAAAAATGCCAGCCAGTTATCCGTTAAGTGTTAGACCTTTTACAACAAAGGTAAACGTGTTAGACATCGTAGATGCTGCCGACCCAAACTCACTTCAAGAAGAAGTAGTCGCAATTGAAACTACCCTTGGCGTAAACCCTGCCCTTTCAACTACTCCTGTATCGTCTAACAGTTTTGCTAACTCAACTCAATTTACAACTTTGGTACAACGTTTAACAAATATTGAAACTGGAATTGTTGCTGACACTCACACCCAATATATTAAACGTACTGGAAACGAAGTTATTACAAACGCAACGGCTTCAAACGTAGCCTTTACTGTACGGGGAGCAACATCACAGTCTGCTAACCTTCAAAACTGGAGAAACGCAGGTAACACTGTTGTTGCTAGCGTTTCCGCTACGGGAGTTGTTTCAGCGCCAAACGGTTTAGTGGCAGCAGAAATAGACCAGCTTGCTATTCTTTCTATCTTTGGTCGTTAATAAATGGCACGGTACGGGCTTGATTATTACGGTGTAGCCGCTTACGGATCTGAAAATAGCGCCGCGATTCAGTTTAACGCGTCCCCATTTTTAGCAAAGTCTGTTGGTTATCAACGTATTCAATTAACTTGGGCCCCTCCAACGGGTGACTGGTCTCGTATTAGAGTAGTTCGTAATACTTATGGATTTCCTCTTTCTGTAGATGATGGAACCGTTATCTCTGACGAACCTAAAAACTTTTCAACAGGTTTGTTTATTGATGACGGAGAAATCCCAAACGGTATCGGCCTTAAAGAAGCAAGCGGTTACCACTACGGGCTGTTTCTTCTTAGCACCCAA